GAACCACGATGGCATCATGGGAACCGAAAGGAACCCTGGCTTCTCAACAGAAGCCCCCCTAAGACGGAAGAAGTTCCGTAAAAGGCCCTCCAAAAGGCAACGGGCGTCTCGCGCCGGCCTCCCGGAGGTTCAATCTCCTACTATTGTCCAAAATGGCAGTAGTAGGGGGAAAGGTGATAGGAAGGAGATAAACTCGGTATTACGAGAGGCAGGGTTCACTCATGTGACTTGGTTTTACCAGTCAGCACGAGGACTCTCCGCTTTACTCCAACCATTATTCCGCCTACCAATAGAAGTACTTGCCTTGTCTTCAAGGTTCTACTTCTTTGGGGCGGATATCATCCCAGGGGGGGAGATGCTCTTGAGCATATACCCCCCACCTCGGCCAGATGGTGCATCCTTGCATGAACACCTAGCCCTGTGGTCAGAGCACATCCATCAGACCGTTGGGTCTATGGTTGCGCACAACCCTGGGGAGCCCTTACTGCGACGATATCGTCGACAGTTTGAGGTTTTGACATTCATGCGTGCCACCTGGGATGCCCTTCTAACTTGCTATCAAGTAGAAAGGCATCTACAGTTACACCATTCCCTAGGATACCTAGGTCTGAATTCAGAACGTCGGAGCGGGGTTAACCGGTTCCGGCGTCTTTTGGTGTACAAGCCACTGCGTGCCGCCCAAAGACTTAAGGAATGCGCTTCTGCATGCCGTCTTTGGTACTTCGGGGGTCCGAGGCCCTCGCAGCGCGTCTTGTGCTTTAGCGAGAAGATAGTCGCCTTGCATGCGTCATACGCAGCACGGTGCCTTCCTCCCGCACCCAGTGATCCAGCGGGTCTCGAGGGGCTCAATGAGCGGCTCACTAGTGAGCCTCCCCCCGAGGAGCCTGGCTGGAGGAACTGGGTGAAGAGTTATGTCCAACGTTGGCGACCGAAACGGTTCGACAACGACCTCTATACAATGCCCTCAGGTTCCGCAGGAATTGGCTTCCCGCGTTACATTGGTGGCCATGCAAGAGGGGTGAAGTATTTACTTCTCCTTGGATACGCTCTAACCCGAGACGATGAACTTGTCGATCCTCCTGATGCAGATGAGGACGGCAGGGTCAAAGATAGGGAGGTGTACTTCATACTCAAGTCCTCTTGGCCTGAGCAGAAGTACTTACAGCTCCTATTCCATTCAGATTGGGAACAGCTTCGGGATCCGAACCTGGGCCTAACGAGAATGGGTCTCGAGTTACAACGCTACCTACGTAGGGCAGTGGAGTATGTCTTAGATAGTCTAGACATAATCCCTGTCCTCCCGTTGGCAGCGACCGAGAGGGGTTTGAAGACAAGGTTCCCAACCTGCAGCCTCACTGCAGTGAACCTGGTTCAACAAATCCTTCGTCGGGTCATTGATTGTGTTATGATCAATGACCCTCGGTTTTCAGAGGCCCTTGGGGGGTCACGAGATGTGGATTTACGGGGGGAGGACGGTCCATGGTACAGCCAGGACTGCACTGCCGCTACCGATTTCCACCCTCAGTGGCTTACCCAAGGGGTGTATGAGGAACTGGCGGAGGCCGATAGCCGTTTGAGACCCTACAAGAGGTTCTATAACAAGCTATTTGGCCCAAAGCTAATGATCCGAGGGGTCCCCTCGGACTACATGCCCACAGACCTCATGCGGCGCTACCCGGATGCTCCTCTAATAGTAGAGGATTCCAACAAAAGGTTGGGACACATCCGTTCAGATGCCGGTGGTCATCGTCTTAATATCCGCTTGGCGTGGGACGATTGGCTTACCGACATAAAAGCCATTCCTGGTGTCGTAACTAGGACAGGGCAGATGATGGGCGATCCCACCAGCTTCCCTGTTCTCATGTTGGTTAGTCTGCGATGCGCAGATTTAACCCTTGAGACCTTCCCTTATTCCCGTCGGGCAAAGAGGAAGGCCCATTTACGCAAAAGGGACGCAGTACTGAAGGGGTGCGGCGATGACGCCGTTCTACCCCGATGGCATGAACAAAGACGTTTGTTGTATAACAAACACCTCGAGAGGCACGCGTGCGTGATCTCGTGGAAGAAAAGCTTCCACGATGCAACTCGAGGTCTGATAGCCGAAATTCCGTTGGAACAAGGCTATCTTGTCCCGTTCTGGCCATTATCAGTACTAGTGGCTCCTCCTGGGGGTTCGAAGGGTACAGTCAGATGGTGGAACCAGGTGTCCGCCTTCTGCAATGACCCTACGAGGCCTAACCTGCGAGTACCCGCCTTTTTCTGGCGGCTCTCCCCTTACTGGTATGATTTCATGCTTTGTAGGAGGTTAGGTATCCCAGTGGGTGCGCCAGTGGCTCT